AACTAACAGAGGAAAAAATATGATACAAGAAACGGGTAAAAATACAATAGATCAAGTAAATGGTTTGACAGAAATTGCAGAATACATGCAAGATGAAGAACTCACCACGGCCTTGACTTTTATTGCAAAACTCATACTAAAACCAGACATACCGCTAAATGTTGTAACGGTTGAAATTGTAAGATTACAGGCAATAGCAGCAAAAATGTCTTTTAAGGCTACTTGGATGGCAAATGTTGATAAAAGCAACAGAAGCAAGAAAAATATCTATTATACCGCTGCAGAAGCAATCAATAGTCTAGTTTCTGCGCTCAAGTATACAATACGATAACTGATATAATGGAATAAAGGACAAAAAATGAGTAAAAGTTTATTAAGAGAATTAATGACAAAATCTGAGACAAAAAAGGATTTTAAGAAAAAACTTTTTAGTCTTGAAGGTCTTACAGAAAAAATAAACTCTGGCTATCTTGTTGCAAATAAGTCAGAGATTAAAACTAAAAAAACGTTTGCACCATCTACACTGGCATACGGATATGGAGAGTGTCCAAGATATTGGTACTTTGCTTTTTCAGGTGCTAATTTTGATGAAAATTCTGACGCTTTTGGAATTGCTAACAGAACAAATGGAACATATAGTCACGACAGAATTCAGGATGCCCTTATAAATGCTGGAATTGTTAAAATATTTGAGAATAAAAATGAAAAAACTCAAGAAATAGAAAAAACAACAGAGTTTCAAGTAAGCAACGACAGTCCTCCAATTTATGGATGGGCAGATGGAATTATTAATTGGAATAATGAAGAGTTGCTTTTAGAAATTAAGACTGCTAACATTGAAGGTTTTGAGTATCGTAAACGAACTGGCAAAGCAAAAAGGGGTCACGTTTTACAACTTCTTATATACATGAAAGTTTTAGGATATAAACGTGGGGTTATTCTGTATGAAAATAAAAACAACCACGAATTGGTTGCTATATTGGTAGAGGTAGATGATTATTATCGTGAGTACATGAATAATATTTTTGATTGGATGAGAAAAGTTAGGGCTGGTTGGATGAAAAATGAACTTCCAACAAAAAATTATAGATCTAATTCTACAATATGCAAAACTTGTCCTGTTAAAAAAACTTGTGATGATGCTGGTGCGGGAGTAGTGAAAATTACTTCATTGGAGAAATTGCGTGAAACGATGTGAGCGTTGTGATACAAGTTTTCAACCAAAAGTAAGTTATCAAATATACTGTGGCCAAGTTTGCAGAGACGAGGCAACTAAAGAAAAAATAGCACAAAGATATGAAATAACAAGAACACAAAAAAGAATTGGAAAACGAAGAATTTGTCTTGGTGGATGTGGATCACAACTATCTATTTATAATGACTCAGGATTTTGCTATAACTGCAATGTTTATGAAAAAAAAGTACAAAAAATGTTAAAAACAATAGAAGGATTTTTTGATTATGAACAAGACAACTGACGAACCAAAATCAATTTGTGCTATTGATGCCAGCACCAACACTGTTGCTTTTGCTTTTTATATAGATAAAAAATTATTTCAACATGGAAAAATTAATTTTCAAGGAGAAAATATATATCAAAAAACTATAAATGCTACAACCAAAGTAAAATCATTTTTTGAGCATTACAAGTATATTGAAGCGGTAGTTATTGAACATACCGTATTTATGAATAGTCCTAAAACTGCTGCAGATCTAGCCATGGTTCAGGGTGCAATTATTGGCGGTATTGGTTTGTCAGGAATTAAGACGATAGGTCGTGTATCTCCAATTACTTGGCAATCTTTTTTAGGAAATAAAAAATTAACAAAAGAAGAACAATTAAAAATAAGATCTTTAAATCCTAACAAAACACCCTCTTGGTATAAATCTTACGAAAGAGACTTTAGAAAAAAAAGAACAATTAAACTATTAGAAATTATTTATGATAAACAAATTTTAGATTATGATGTAGCAGATGCAGCGGGAATTGGTCATTGGGCGATTAACAATTGGGACAAAGCAGTAAAATTTGACAAGGAGTAGCCATGAGTGCTAAAATGTATCAGAGTCAGGTATGGCTTAAAAAACGATATCACATGGACAAAAAAAGTCCAGAAGATATTGCTAATGAATGTGGGGTAAGCGTAGAAACCATTTACGTATACCTTGCTAAATTTGGATTAAGGAAGTCAAAACGATGAAATTAAAACCAGTTTATAAAGACGTTAAACATTTTCATTATGATGATTTATATATACGTTCATTATCAGCGCCTTCAGGTAAAGAAATATTAATGAACTGTATGGCAATTGCACAAATGTTAATTGAAAAAAACATATCATATGGTGATTCTGCACTTGATCCAGTAAGAATTTTTAGCAAGACCAACCCAATAGAACAACTTCATGTCAGAATAGACGACAAGTTAAGTCGTTTAATGAAAGGAACTGATTACGTTGGAGACAATGACATTGATGATTTAATCGGTTATTTAGTTTTATTAAAAGTTGCAAAGGAAAAAAATGACAACAGACAATGAATTAGTTAAGCATTTAGATGAGATAAACAAAGTTGTTGAAGAGTATTTAAAGGGTAATGATCCAACCTCAATCTCTAAACAACTTGACATTCCAAGAACTAGAGTTGTTGCTCATTTAAACGAATGGCGAGTTATGGCTTCTGCGAACGATGCTATTCGTGCTCGTGCAAAAGAAGCACTTGTTGGAGCAGATACACACTATACTAAATTAATTAATCAAGCATACGAAGTAATCGATGAAGCAACCATGACATCAAACCTTAATGCCAAAAATACAGCCATTAAACTTGTTATGGATATTGAAGCAAAAAGAATTGACATGTTACAAAAGGCTGGTTTATTAGAAAATAAAGAACTTGCTGAAGAAATGGTAGAAATAGAAAAACGTCAGGAGGTGCTCGTTGGAATTCTTCGTGATATTGCATCTGAGCATCCAGAAGTTAGAGATTTAATTATGGCTAAATTATCTACTATTGCTAAAGAAGGAGAGGTAATTACAGTTGTCCACAATGTTCAATGATTTTATTGATGCATTAAAAGATGAGCAATTTGAAATAATTCCAATAGACGTAAAAACTTTTGTAGAATCTCCAGATTACCTCAATCAACCACCGCTTTCTTCAATTCAATACGATATTGTTGAGGCCATGAGTCAGGTGTATAAAAAAAATGATTTACAAAATTTAATGGGAACAGATGTTGGAGGAAAACATTATGAAAAATACACGAAAAATGAAATCATCTTACAGTTGGGCAAGGGTAGTGGTAAAGATCACACCTCTACTGTTGCTTGCGCTTATATTGTTTATAAGTTATTATGTCTCAAAGATCCTGCAAGATATTTCGGAAAACCAAGTGGAGATGCAATAGACATTATTAACGTTGCAATTAACGCAGAACAGGCTAAAAATGTCTTCTTTAAAGGTTTTAAAAATAAAATTGAGCAATCGCCATGGTTTGCAGGAAAATATGATCCTAAAGTAAACTCTATTAGTTTTAATAAATCTATTACAGTTTATTCTGGACACTCAGAAAGAGAGTCTCATGAGGGACTTAACTTATTTATGGCAGTATTAGATGAAATATCTGGTTTTGCTACAGAAGTTGGCACTGGTAACGATCAGGGAAAAACTGCTGACAATATTTACAAAGCATTTCGTGGAACAGTAGATTCTCGTTTTCCAGATCTTGGAAAAGTTGTACTTCTTTCATTTCCTCGTTTTGCTGGTGACTTTATTTCAAAACGGTATGAAGATGTAATTGCTGACAAAGAAATAATAGAACGTAGACATAAATTTATTATAAACGAAGAACTACCTGAAGGACCAGACAATGAATTTGAAATTGTTTGGGAAGAAGATCACATCTTATCTTATAAATATCCAAGAATGTTTGCATTAAAAAGACCTACCTGGGAGGTAAATCCTACTCGTAAAATAGAAGATTTTAAAATTGCATTTTTAACAGATATGGGTGATGCTATGATGAGGTTTTTATGTATGCCAACTTTTTCATCAGATGCATTTTTTAAACAAAAAGACAAATTAGAAAAATGTATGACACTAAGAAACCCTCTAGACTCATATAGAAGGTTTGATTTGTCTTTTAAACCAGACCCTGATAAAATATATTATGTACATGCAGACTTAGCACAAAAACACGATAAGTGCGCTGTTGCTATAGCACATGTAGACAAGTGGGTAAATATACAGGTAATAAAAGATTATCAACAGGTTGCACCAATTGTTGTTGTAGATGCCGTGGCATGGTGGGAGCCAAAAATAGAAGGACCTGTAAATTTATCTGAAGTAAAAAATTGGATAATAAATCTTCGTAGAGAGGGATTTAATATTGGAACAGTAAGTTTTGACAGATGGCAATCTTTTGATATTCAACAAGAATTAAAGGCCGTTGGATTAAAAACAGATACTGTTTCAGTTGCTAAAAAACATTACGAAGATCTGGCTATGATGATTTACGAAGAAAGAATTGCAATGCCAAAAATTCCTTTGTTACTTGAAGAGATGAGCGAACTTAAGATTATGAAAAATAATCGTATCGATCATCCTCGTAAAAAATCTAAGGACTTGGCAGATGCCGTTTGTGGGGCGGTATTTGGAGCAATATCTCACACAAGTAGGGATTCCAACATAGAAATTGATATTCATACTTGGTCTTCTGCCACTAAACTTGCAGAAAAGCAAAGGAATATGGTAGAATTGGAAACAAGGGAATTACCTGACGATGTTAGAGATTTCCTGTCAGAATATAAATTAATATAAATAAAAACAAGGAGAAAAATGAATTCATTGAAGAAAATTGCACTTGTTGCCGCTGCAGCGCTGACAAGCACACTCTTTGTTGCCATACCGCAAGCACAAGCAGCAGTAACTAACGGATACGTATTATCTGATAGTTTGGCTAATGGTGCTCGTGGAGTAACAGTATTGGCAGATACAACCAAAGCAGAGGCTGGTATTAATGCAATTGTTGCATTGACTACAAGTGATACTTTGGCTGCAACAGCAGATGATAACGTATCATTAGAAATTGCTGGGCCTGCTACATTTACTGATTATACGGCAGCGGGATCAAACCCTACAGGGGTTACACTTACCAGTTTAGGTAAGTTATTTACTTTTACAGCAACTACAACCGCAGCAGTAAACTTACCAACAAATGTTAAGTTAACTGTAAACGGTGCAGGAACTGTAACGGTAACACAAAAGAAGAAGGTTGGATCAACCACTTCTACAATTGATATTAAAACAATCTACGCAGGAACAACTGTAAAGACAAATATATTGTCTGTGGCAGATTCCTATGTTCGTGTACAAGATACATCAACACAAGGAACATTAACATCTAGCGTAGATGTTGCTGGATCAACAACCGTTACCAATGGTGGTACAGGTTACATTAACATCCGTGCAATGGATGCCTATGCAGCCCAATTATCAACTAGTGGTGTAATTCAGGCAAGCGCAACTGGTGGTGCAGTAGTAGCATGGGATGCTGCTCCAAGCACACAAGTAAATGCAGCAGCCAAGACTGGTACTGCTGGAGTTCTATATGTGGTTCAAGGAACTGCAAATGAGAATAGTCCAGTAACTACAACAGTTACAATTACATTTAACGGTGCAACTCTTGCAACAAAAACCATTACATTTACAGGTCGTGCAGCATCAATCTTGGTAACAGGAGTAGATATTGCACAATCTGGTGGAGCACGTACAGGAACTTATGACTTTGTTGTTAAAGATTCCGCTGGTAATCAGTTGGCTGGTATTACTCCAGTTGCCGATACAACCAAGTACACATCACAAGTAACCGCTGTTTCTGTAGGTGGAGCATCATCTGCAACAGCAGTACAAACAGGTGGATGGACATGTGCTTCTACATCAGGTTCATCAATAGTTCGCATTAAGCATACACACTCAGATGCAACAGTTATTAATTCAAATGACTTTGTTGCAGCATGTGCTGCTGGTGTGAGCAAGTACACAGCAACTCTTGATAAGAAAGAGTACAAGGCTGGAGAAATTGCAACCCTAACAATTTCAGCAACAGACGTAAATGGTGCTAAAGTTCACGGTGCTGCAACTCTGGGCGCTGGCGTAGCAATCTCAGGTGGACAGTTGACAGCAGTTTCTGCTCCAACATCTGCTGATGTATTTGATACAGCTGGATCAAGATCAATTAAATACACGGTAGGTAACACTGCTGGGTCATACAATATGATCGTAGATCTACCAGCATATGTAGCAACTGATTCTGCAAAGACAGTCGCATATTCTATTGTAGATTCTTCAGGTGCAGTATCTAATGCTCAAATTCTAAGCGCAATTGTTGCTCTTATTGCTCAAATAAACAAGCAAATTGAGGCACTGCAGAAATTACTTCTTACAAAGAAGAAAAAGAAGTAATTAAATATTTATAAAAGGGGTATGGGAAACTTTGCCCCTTTTATTCATAGGTGATAGAATAGTGTGGTGGAAGACTACATAAACAATAAGGTCCGACAGGACATTATAAAAGAGATTAGTAATCTTGAACTCCCAGAAAGCTGGAAGCCAAAGATGGTAATCGATTACATAATAGAAAAGATAAATAAAAAATAATGTTTAAAAAATTAAAAAACTGGTTGTTTTTACAAGATCAAAAAAATTCTGTTCTTGTTGTAGGAAACTCGGTTAGAAGGGTGGAGGTTATGAAAAAAGCAACATCGAAAAAGGCTCCAGTCAAAAAGGCTCCAGCCAAAAAGAAACCAGCAGTAAAAAAGACAGTAAAAAAGTCAACTAAAAAGAAGTAATGCCCCAAAAAGAAATATGCGAAATGGCGGGCTGCTGCAGGCCAGCAACCCGCCTTACTAGCACAGAAAGCAAATATATGGTTATTTGCGAGGAGTGCTGGCACGATAAATACAAGAATTAATAAATGCTATAATAGAC